ACGGCACAGTCATCGACCTCGGAGGGCGCAACGTCAACGGCACCACCCGAGACACCATCGGCTGTGACCTCTATATCGCTGTCGATATCGCACCCGGCGATGGGGTCGATGTCGTGTGCGATGCGGCCGAATACCGACCGGAAGAACCGGTCGAATGTGTCGTCACCACCGAGATGTTGGAGCACACACCGAGAGCCGCCGACATTGTGGCGGCAGCGTTCGAGATGTTGACACCCGGCGGCGAGTTCATCGGTACCGCTGCCGGGGTGGGCAGACCTCCGCATTCGGCTGTCGATGGCAACCGGCTGAGAGAGGGCGAGCACTACGCCAACATCGACAAATCCGACCTGTTCGATTGGTTGCACGACACCGGGTTCGTCGACATCCAGATCGATGTCCAGCGGAGGCCTGCCGATATCCGCTGGACGGCTCGCCGACCCGATCAAACCTCGGTGTGATCCTTTCGTGAGAGGTTGGCCTCGTTGATGTAGATGCGCTCGCCGTTGTCGAGTTTCACGCAGACCTTGACGACACCGTAGCCATCGGCCTCTGGTGCGATCCAGATGGCGACACCTTCGGTGCCGATTGGGAACTTGCGACCTTTGACGACCACAACCTCGCAGCCGACGGTCACTTCATTGATCTGACGTGCGAATGCTTCATGAATGGCCTTGAACTGGTGGTATGTCTCGATGTCTCGGTCGTCGCACTGGTGGAAATCCGACTTGACATAGTAGCGGTTGCCACGCTCTGAGGTGCGAACATCGACCCGGTATTTCTTGCCTGTGCGGTTCGAGGTTGCCCACACGATGTGGCCACCGCAGCGGTTGCAAAACACGACTTCGAGTGCGCCGTCTTGGTTGTTGAGTCCGCCGCCGACCCAGAGGCCGGTGGTGCGCTGAGTGCGGCCTGATGTGAGGGTGTATTCCCGGCCTGCGTGGATGTAGCCGGTCTCGGTTACTTGGTAGTGGCTGGTGTTTTGGTTCTGTGTTTCGCTCATATTTTTATTTTACCAGATCTGACAAGTCTAGACAACATCAGAAGATTGTTGCAATTACAATAATCTTCAAACCAGATAGCGACCCGCCGGCCGCCACAGTACACTATACCCATGGCGCATCTAACCGACCGACTCGTAACCGAGGACGACCTCAAAGAGATCCTCGGCATCAGCGACGCAGTTGACGACAACCGGCTAACCCTCGCCGCAGACGCCGCCACCCAAATGATCCAAAACTACTGCGACCGGCACTTCGTCCAACAAGCCACAGCCACCGCACGAGTATTCACCGCCGACACACCATGGCTGCTCCAAGTCGACGACATCTCCACCGCCACCGGCCTCATCGTCAAAACCGACGAAGACAGCGACGGCGTATTCGAAACCACATGGGCGGCAAGCGACTACCAACTCGAACCGCTCAACGGCAAAACCGGCGGCCAAAACTGGCCATATACCCGAATCCGAGCAATCGACGCCAGAGAATGGCCAAGCGACTACGGCCAAGCCGTCATCCAAATCACCGCTCGATGGGGATGGGCAAACCCCGACGCCATCGATCACTACCTGCCACTCCCCGTCGAACAAGCAGCACAAATCCAAGCCGTGTCGATCTTCAAATCCGCCGACGCACCACTCGGCATCGCCGGCTTCGGCGACATCGGCATCATGCGGCTACGCCAAGCCATGCACCCCGTAGCCATCGCCCTGCTCGCCCCATACCGCCGTGAACAAGTGCTCGTCCACTGATGCCAGCCACACCACAACAAATCGCCACAGGGCTAGAAACCAGACTGGCCACCATCACCGGGCTGCGAGTCTACGACCACGTTCCCGACTCCTACGGAATCCCCTGTGCATTTGTCATGCCCGACACCATCGAATATTGGGGCGGTTTCGCCGGTGGCAACGTCCAGCAGACATTCACCGTCACAGTGATCGTCGGACGGACATCAGACAGAGCAGCCCAAAAAACCCTGTACACATATAGCGCCTATGACGGAGCGTCATCAGTCAGAGCAGCAATCGAAGCCGACCGGACGCTAGGTGGCGTCGCACAAACGAGTATCGTAAACTCTGCAGGGAACATACGGATGCTTCAACAGGCAGACGCCACCTATCTAGCGATAGATTTCAACATCACGGTGCACGCATGAGCAACATAAAATACGAGATCACCGGCACACACAAAGTGTGCGGGCACAACCCCGGCGACAAAGTCACCGCTGACCAACTCGCCGGCGCAGACATCCAACATCTGATCGATGGCGGCCATCTGCAACCAATAGCAAACAAAACCCCACCAGCCGTCAAAGGCGAGGTGGCTGACCAAGAGGAGGACTGAGGCTCGTGGCCAAGTTCGTCATCACCAACCCGGAAATCACGATCGGTGGGGTCGATCTATCTGACCACATCGCATCAGTAACCCTGACCGAAAACTACGCCGAGGTAGCAACCACGGCATTCGGCGACACCGCAGTGACCCGCATCGCAGGTCTCGGCGACCACAGCCTCTCGCTCGATTTCCATGAGGATTTCGCAGCATCAGAGGTTCACGCCACCATCTCACCACTGATCGGTAGCACCACCGCTGTCACGATCAAACCAGTGAACGAGACCACCTCAGCGACCAATCCGCAATTCAGCGCCACGGTGCTTGTCACCGAATGGCCGTTGCTTAGCGGCGCAGTCGGCGACCTCGCATCGGCATCGGTCACGTGGCCAGTGTCCGGCGCAATCACCACAGCAACATCCTGATCAACTCCAAGGAGTAACTACCCATGATCGATCTGAAGATCACCGTAACCACCGACGACGGCGAAACCGGGACATACCCGGTCACGCCAAAGGTACAGGTCGAGTTCGAACGTCAACACAAAACCGGTATCGGCAAGGCGTTCTCACAAGACCTCAAAATGGAGCATGTCTACTGGCTCGGCTGGTGCGCCTCAAAATACGCAGGCAAACAGCCGAAACCATTCGACACATGGCTCGACACGGTCGCTGCCGTTGAGATCGTCGACGAGTCCGCCGCCCCTTTAGACGAGACAGCGTGACATATCTGGTGGCCGCAGCAGCAGTGGCCACCGGTATAGCGCCCCAATACCTCGCAGCCGACACCCGGATGCTACGTGCGATCTTGCTAGTGTTAGAAGACCAAGCGAAAGCACAACAAAGGGCAGCCCGCAGATGAGCGAAACAAAACCGGTCAGGATCGACGGGATCAAAGACATCAGACGGTCTGTGAACCGGCTCGGCAAAGACCTTGACAAAGACGCCGCTAAGGGTGCGCTCAAAGAGATGAACGCCGAAGCGGCCGAAAAGGTCAAACAGACAGCGGCCGGGCTGGTACCGGTACGCACCGGGCAGTTGGCTTCAACACTGCGAGCATCGGGCACCCAAAAGTCGGCACGGGTCAGGGCAGGCCGGAAACGGGTGCCATATGCAGGGGTGATCCATTTCGGCTGGCCTTCTCACAACATCAGCCCGCAGCCGTTCCTATATGACGCCCTCGACAAACGGCGCAGCGAGGTGGTGGACATCTACGAGAAAAGGCTGTCAGCGCTGATCAGAGAGTATAGGCTTTACTGATGGCCAAGTCATCTGTGATCAATGTCCTGATCAACGCAGACTCCAGAGGATTCTCTCGTGGCATCGACAAAATGGTGTCCGAGTTCTCCCGGTTGGAGACCAAAGGCCAGAAGTTCACTTATGCGATGCAGAAGTCGTTCGTGCCCGCTGTCGCCGGTCTCGCTGCGCTCGGTGCCGCCGGCGCCAAGTTCGTCGCCGCAGGCGAACAGGCCGCCACCTCTAACGCACGGATCAGACAGATCGCTGACTCGATGGGGCTGTTCGGCGATGCCAGCGACGCAGTGGCAGACAAACTGGTCAAACAGGCAGAGGCAACAGCACGTCTGACCGGTGTAGACCAGAACCAGATCAAAGAATCGCAAGCGTTGCTGCTGACATTCGGCGATATCGCCAAATCCGCCGATGAGGTTGGCGGTGCTTTCGACCGTGCGACACAGTTGACAGTTGACATGGCGGCCGCCGGGTTCGGCTCTGCAACCGACAACGCCAAACAACTCGGTAAAGCACTGAACGACCCGATCAAGGGCATCTCTGCGCTCGCCCGATCCGGTGTCACTTTCACTGACCAAGAGAAAGAAAAAATCAAAACTCTGGTGGAGTCCGGCAAACTGCTCGAGGCTCAAGATATGATCCTAGGTGCCATCGAGACACAGGTTGGTGGCACCGCAGAGGCAACAGCGAATTCGACCGACAAGATGAAAGTCGGATTCTCTCAAATGTCAGAGCAGATCGGCATGGCATTGTTGCCGTTGGTCGAGACGGTGATCCCGGTGATCATCGGCCTGTTCCAGTTTATGGCCGATCACACCAATGTGGTCATCGGGTTAGGGATCGCTTTGGGTGGCGTCGCTGCGGCGATCGTTGCGGTTAACATAGCGATGAAGGTTTACACAGCAGCGACCACTATAGCGAAAGCGGTCACGTGGCTATTCAACGCCGCCCTCAGCGCCAACCCGATCGGGCTTATCATCGTCGCAGTCGCTGCACTGATAGCGATATTTGTCGTCCTGCAAAAGAAGTTCGACATCATCGGTCTCGCAATCGACGGACTCAGGCTGGCATTTGAACTGGCATGGGACGGCATCAAATGGGTGATCAACAAGATCATCGACGGAATCAACAGCATCATCGGGCTGTTGAACAAAATACCGGGTGTTGACATCCCGGAGATCGGCCATCTAGGGGACGAAGCCGAAGAGGCAGCCGAGAAAGTCAAAAAATCGAAAGATGAGTTCACGATCTTCGCCGATGCGGTGGAAGAGGCACGTGAACCGCTAGGCCGTTTCGAGACATCGACTAGAAACGTCAAAAAAGAACTCGATATTTTTGACAACGAAGTTGAGGGTATCCGGGAGCCTCTCGGGCGTTTTGAGAAATCGATGAGCAAAGCCAGAGATGAGGGTGACAAACTGGAAACCACCCTCGGCCGGGTAGATGTGGCATTCGACCCGTTGAACGAGGGGATCGAAACTGCAACCACCCGGCTAGACAAGTTCTTCGAGTCGCTAGACCAACAACAAGCCAGCGACGAGTTTGTAGAAGATCTAGAAGAGATCGCCAAAAAACTGGCCTCTGTGACCGAGGGCAGCGACGCATGGCAAGAGGCACAGATCGAGGCGTATGAGGCGTTGCGCACATTCCGTGACGCCCGAGAAGATCTGCCAGATGCGTTCTTCGAGGTCATCAAACTGGAGATCGACACCGGCGATCTTGACCGAGCCATCGAACTGATCAACAGCGTTGTCGATCTCGGTGGTTATTCGATCCCGGTCGATTTCACCACCAACTATTCGTCATTTGGTGTGCCTGATTTCAAAATGCCCTCTACCTTTGATTTCGTGCCATTCGCCACCGGCGGTATCGTCACCCAACCCACCATCGGGCTGGTCGGCGAGGCCGGAGCCGAAGCGATCATCCCACTCGACAGGATGGACAGCGTAGGTAGCGGCACCACCAACATCACAGTCAACATGCCGGTCGGCTCGAACGGCGACGACGTTGTCCGAGCATTGAACTCGTACTCGAAACGTCACGGCGGGCTGACTGTCCCAACGTTGTCCGGGGTGCGTGGCCGGTGAGCATCACAACCGACTGGCAGGTTCGGCTCCGACAGTTTGATTACAACGTTGATCTGACTGATCGGACGATGGGCGCAACCATCAAACAGACAGTCCCGGTCGGCCAGATGGGGGGCGGCTCTGCAACGATCCAACTGGATAACAACGACGGAGCGTTCACCCCATTGAATGGCGGCACTTATTCCGATCTCAATGTGTATTCGTATGCGTTGGAGATTCGTGCTCTGGTCAACGACTCATATTATGAGGATGTGTTTTTTGGTTTCGTGTCCGATTTCACTTTGACGGACGACGGACGGAACTCGACAGTGCAGATTTCTGCTGTCGATCCGTTGACGTTGGCTGCCCGATCTAAAGTCGAATTCCTGAACCTCGACCCGTTGCAATATGTTTTTAGGCAGAATCTTGGTATCAGGTATCTGTTGGATGGTTACGTGGAGCCGGTGACCGGATCGACCATTTTTGAACAGGTGAAGGCTCCCTTTTTGGGTGTTGATAACATTGTCTGGCAGGTGCAAGGCATCGATGTGCAAACAATTGAGCCGATCATCGAGTTCGTTGGGTATGACGGCTATACGGTGGCTGATTTGTTGAACAGTTCGATCTTGCCGATCAACCCGGCTGTCTGTTTCTCGTCTTGGTCGGATTTCTTTCCTGCTGTCGGAGCGTTTCCGGATCGGATCGTTTACAACGTGAGCGTATATGACGGGTCGAAAGTCCCAGAGTTTTACCGTCAAGACTTTGTGTTCTCCGAGAACCCGACCGGCACCGAGTTGCCGTTCACAACACTTGACCGTGGCTACAACATGGACGATGTCGTGAACTCGGCACAAATAACCCGCAACGACCCGCTGCAATACGGTGGCGCTGCAACTGAAACTAAAACCTATGAGAGTGCCGAGTCGGTTCAGCGGTACGGTGGACGTAATGTCCAGTATTCGACGGTGGCGATCCGTTGGGACGATACGACGGAGAACTTCGGGGTGTTGGAGCCGGGTGCGCAGCAAACAGCGGAGCGTTGGGCGAATATGTATGACACGCCGAGGTTCCAAGCGAAATCGATTGTGTTGTCTGCGAAACAGGTGGAGGCGTTAGCGGATGACGCTGCCAGTCTCGTATGGCGCAGATATCTGGACAGTTTCTATGGTTTGTGGAATCCGGCGCAGGTGAAATACACGCCGACTGGCGGTTCGCAACGTACCGACAATGTGGTGGTGTCGTCCCGGACAATCAATATCACGCCGCAGGATGCGACCATCAAGATCGAACTGTTGCCGATGGTCGACAACATGAACTTCATCTTAGATGATTCACAGTTGGGCAAGTTGGGTGGTACACTGGATGTGTATGATGACACCGATTACACCTATGACGAATTGTTCGGGTATGACGGTCATCCGGTTGAAGGTAACCGGCTGTATTAGAGTGAGGATTTATGGCGACTAACTGGCCTAATAGTGTGCAGACGTTCACGAACCCTACTGCGGGTTCAGCGTTGAACAGTCCTAGCCACGCCGACCAACATGCAACGGTTAACGACACGGTAGAAGCGTTACAACAATAT